TATCTTTTTCAAATGCTAAATACATTAAACAGGAGTGTACGTTGAGTTTGGTAACTTCATCAAACTTGGTAACATCTCCTTTAGCAATTCCATAGATTGATTGATACCAACCCCACTTGCTTCCAAAACTGCCTTCTGTTGAGTAGTCAGGTTCTCCGCTTCCTTCTGTAAATAGTTCAGGATAGTTTGCACTAACTCGTTGTTTAAATTCCAAAAAAAAACCATAGCACCAAACACAATGTCTAAAGGCATTTTTTTCATTGCTTCTGCATTGATACCTGCGTATTCTTCTATTTGATATTTATGACCTTTCTTATATGTTACAGGTCTATAAAGAACACTCATTGCTTTGTGCATTGTTTGCCAATCTCCCAAGTTCTCATCCAAGTCCACATACTCTCCTAAAGTCATATCATCAAGAACAGGAATAAAACCTAATTCAATACCATCTAATTCAAATGTAGGTATAAGTGAATGTTTAGTATCAAATACTTTGTTTAGGTGCATTACTATTTCCTGTACACTTTTATACTTTATAGTAGCTACATCTTTAAGGTCTAACCCACAAAATATCTCTACCATCTTCTGCAAAAGGAATACACTATCTTGATTCTCTTTAGTGTTTAACTTTTCAAATCTTTGATATTGTCCTAACGTTATTTCGTTGAGGTTATCAGGTACGTTTATTTCTATCTTCATAACTATATAATTACAATAACAAATTTAAATGTTTGTATAATACATAAAAAACAAAAGGAGGTATTTCTACCTCCCCTCAATCAACAAAAAACCAAATGAAAAAACTTAAAGTATAAATCTTTTATATGCCCATCTGTATGCTTTCTCTATTGCTTCTTCCAACTCATTACTATTTTGTTTGTAGAGTTCAGTTCCTTCTACTTTACTTTGACCTTTGTAGTCAATGTATAAAGTAACATCTGAACCTTTATAACCTCCACGCTTTGTTGGTTTCTGTACAACGTAGATATTTTCGTACCAACAGGCTTCTTTCATCTTATAATATTCAGGATATGATTCCAACTATCTTATCACTTATTTCGTTTGCCCATAGCATAAAGTACAAAAAGAAGTACATTGATGCAATTCCAAAAGCTGCAAAAGCAGCACCACCTAATATTATTTTAAATAGGTTCTTTCTGTTCTCTTTTCTTGTTAATTCATTTAACAATAGGTACTCTTGATTTTCCATAGTTGTAATTTTAATTAAACTTTGTCTATACGAATGTATAAACTTTTTTTCAACAAAACAAATTAATATATAAAATATTCTCCTTTATTAGGATTCTCTAATTGGTCTGTTAATACATACCTTGCTGCGTCTATACAGTCAGGATGTTCTCCTGTAGGTTTTTGTAGTGTGTTACCTTCTTTGTCTTTTGACCATACATATCCTTGCAGTTCTCTTTTTAAGTTCTTACTTCTTGCAGTAACATATATCTCATTTTGGTTTATTAGATTGATTCCATATACTACTGAATCCCTTCCTTTACTTACAGGATAAACATTATGACCATAACTTTGCAACTCTACTATACTTTTAGGTTCTGCACTATCAGCTACGATGTTTTCTTTTATATCCTGCTCGGTTAAAAATCTACTTATATCTCTGTTTAACATTCCTTTCTTATATAACACCTCATCGTAAATATAGGCATCGTTCCATTTATAAAGTGCTATCAATGTAGTTGGGTCAACTGAATAACCAAAATCCATACCATAAGCCATTAATCTAACATCTTCAGGTATTCTATCTATTTCTTTCCAATCAGGAATACATACACCTTCTAAACTACCTGTTTCTCCTAATCCATATACTTTCCACCAATTAGCCCAATAGGTTGAGGTCTTTGCTTTCTCTTTAGCTTTCTCTATTTCCTTTACAATACTTTCAGGTAATGCGTTGTTATCTTTGTAGGTAAGTGTGATATAATCCGTATCAGGCTGTCCTACTAATTCCTTATCTACCCAAAACAAATTAGAAGGGTTGTAGTCCAACCATATAGTTCCACTTGTTCTTGTTGCTAATTGTGTGTAAGCATCAAACGGAACATTGTTACACTCGTTTATATACAGGTCTGTTCTTCTTGCACCTCTTAACTTATCTGCTTGGTCAGTTGAAAAGAACTCTATATAACTACCACTTGAAAAACTGTATTTTAAGGTACTTTTATTGAACTGACTATCATTATACCTATTAAGACCCTTTAAGATGGATAAGAAGTCTTTTAAAGCACCTCTACGAAGATGTGGTATAGATTCAGATACTACACTTATTTCTTTTCCTCTATTATTGATAGCATAGTTGATTAATAAACAAAGTATTGATATGGTCTTACTTGCAGAAGTACCTCCTTTAACTATTCGTATCCTGCTTTGTAATTCCTTTAGTTTGTAAAATGCTATTGTCTTTTTAACCTGCATCAATCTACATCCTCCATAAACAACGGTAAGTCCTCGTTGATTGTGATGTCTTTAGTTTCTCTTGGTTTACCAAGATAATAATTAAGATATAATGTAACCCATTTAATATCTCCTGATTTAACTCCTTCTGATAACGCAGCTAAAGCATCATCTTCTAATGGACTTAATCTTTCTACAAGTTTTATTTCTTCGCTTTTAGGTTTCCTTCCTGCAAATCCTTTTGTTGAGTGTCCACCATTGTTTTTTCTACCATCCATAATTAAAATACATTAATTAATTAATTATACAATAAAAAAAATTACCTTTTGTTAAAAGCGTATGCTATACCCATTACAAATCCAAATCCTATTAATCCAAACAATTCAAATAGTTCTGCTGCCATTGTTAACCTATAAATCCATATTTCTGATAGAACTTTTCTCTACGATTGTGTTTCTCTGTTATTTCTTGTAGTTGTTTACATAGTTCTTGATTTGCTTCCTGTAGATTCTTTACTTGTTGTTTTAGGGTAGCATATCTTAATACAAGACCTTCGTTTATTTCTATTACTTCTTCTTCTTGTTCTATATTGAATATTTTATTTTTAAGAATTTTGTAGTTGTTTTTAATTCTTGAATCGTGATTCATCCAATTATCTAATTGTCTAATACCGTTTAGAACTGTTGCGTGATTCTTACCAAAATCCCATCCAATATTTTCTAAAGTTAGATTTGTAAATTCTCTACATAACTTATAATATACTGCTCTTGCTTCAATATAAGGTCTTTTTCTTGTTGGTGTGTTGATTTTTAATTCAAAGTATTGGTCAACTATTTCGTTAATTATTTCTTTTGTCATTTCTTACTTTATTAATTATTTCTCTTATTGTCATAAATCCTGATTCGTGTACTGCTTTTAGTATTCCTGCACACGCTTCATATTCTTCTGCTTTCTCATACAGTTCTATGGCTTCTTCAAGTTCTGTTATACTTCTACCGTTAGCTATATCTGTAAGAGCAAGGTAATAAAATTCTTCTATTATATCTTTATTCATAAATTAAACAGAGAACCAATCAAAACTCTGTTAAAGTTGGTTATTGACTGAATCCCAACTAATATAAAGAACGTAGATTGGTTTTTATTCATTTAAAACATCCTTAATTGTGATTGATGTTCTTCTAATCGTTTCTTTGCTGCAATATAGTAATCTTTATCTAATTCATATCCTTCTAAATCGTATCCTAAATTATGACAAGCTATTGCTATTGAACCTGAACCTAAATGAGTGTCCAATATCTTATCTCCTTCTTTTGCGTAGTTCATTAATAGCCACTCGTATAGTTTTACAGGTTTTTGTGTTGGGTGTATTTTCCCTCCTGTTTTGTCATCTTCTGCCTTATGAGCCCCTCTTGCCATTTCAAAAACTCTTAATGCTCTATTGAAAGAAGTAAAAGCAAGTTCACCATCTGCAAGACTAAAATTTCTTTGACCCTTATCCCAAAATATCCATCCCATAGAAGGAGGTAGGTTTTCTACCATATAATTTGCGCCCCATATAATTTGATTTTTGCTTACTCTAAATAACTCTATGTAATATTCAGGTTTAGGTATTTCTTTATCCCATTCTTTGTTTTCCCTAACAACCCATCCATTTCCTGTATGTGTTTTTGCAAAATTAATCCCATAAGGTGGGTCTACAATAGCAAGGTCAAACTGATTATCTTCAAACCCTGCCATTGCCTCCATACAGTCTTGATTGTAGATATTAATCATAATATCCCTCTCATTACATATTGGTCTAAATCATTTTCTTCTTGAAAGAAGTATTTATAATTGTCTATAGCTTGTCTAAATTTCTGTTCGCCTCTTGCTAAAAACTCATCACTCACATCAAAAATTCCTATATCAGTACTTGCCTTATCTACCACAAGAAACACAAATTTATTCTTATTAAATAGTTTAAGATACAACCACGCTTGTAAATCATACGAATACTTATCTGCACTATACCGAAATGTAGAAAGGTCGGCAGAGGTCTTTAAATCAATTATAGTATCTTCTTGAATGATATCTGCCTTACCTCTAAATGCTAATCCTTCTATCATTTGTATAGCAGGTACTTCAAACTCTGATTTAGATAATAGTCGTAATGCTGCCTCATTTCTTAAAACTGCATCCGCTAATCTCTCTGCAGTGTTACGTTCCTTCATTAGATAAACTTGCTCGTGTTTTTTCTTTGCATCTTTATATATGTTTGTGTTCTTGGTAGAAGCATCAACAAATATCATTTTATCTAACTTATGAGGTTCTAATATCATTAAGTGTGCTAATCTACCTTCACTCAATGCTGCAGTATCGTCACTTCCATATAATGTAACGTTTCTATAAGTCTTTGGACTTTTAAGTAACATTTTAAGAGATGAACTACTTAATGCGTGTTTTCCTAAATGACCATAGTAAAAGTCATCTGAATACATTTGTGTGAGTATCTCAGTTTCGTTCCAAGTATCTCCATTTAATAGTGTAATCATAATTCTGTAAATTCTTGTTCTTCTTGATAACGTTTAATCAATTCCTGCTCACATCTTTTTCTATAACCATCTAATTGTGAGGTGTCGTAAACAACCATTTCAAGTTCTTGAGTGGTCATCATTTGATAATAATAATTCTCGTACATAATGTTTAATTTAATGTTCTTTTGTCAAATATAAACATTTTTTAAACATCATCAACTTTTTTATCTTTTTTTTGTTCTTTTTCTAATTTCTCCACTCTATCTAAAAGAATATAAACCATTTGTTGTAATACGTTTATATCGTGTCGCATCTTAATTAATTTAACTTCTTTCATCCTTATAGATTTGAGAACATACTGCAAAACGTTGGTCACGGTCATTAAACTCTCTAACCATATTTTTGTCTAACATACATCTATTAATAAATTCTTTTTGTGATTCCGTTGGTGTTGGTTTTGGTAAAGGCATATCTCTAAATTATTTCTGTTGTTTAATTTTCTCAATATATAATATAGAATCCATAAGTTCCTCCTGTAAGTGGTTTAGGAATTTATAGAACCCATCAGGATTATCATAAAGGGTAGTACCATACTTTTCTATTCCTATTTTACTTCTTTCTCTAAACTTATAGACTACATCTTCTACAATAGGGTCGCTACTCTTTCTACTTGTTGAGTTACTTACCCATCTGTAGGCTTCAGGATTTTTATCATACCATCCTCCTGATTCCATTAGTTCGTGCCATTTAGTAACGCTATCACTCATAGTCCTATCTCTATTTTAGTTTTTAATTGTTGTATTTCTTTTTCAAGTTCTATTATTTTTTCTTCAGCAACTCTTGCTCTTGTTACTGCTCGTATCTTGTCAGAACGGTATTCAGATAGTGATTGTTCATAAAACCTTTCGTTCACTATAAGGTTGTGTACATAAAACCCTAATTCTTGCCAAGCATAATACATTTCATTAATTGCTTCGTTTTCAGGTTTTGCTTTTCTTGATTTTACGATATACTCCCCAACAAGATTAAAGTTGGCATAATACTCGGCTTCTTTTAAGTTGTTAATCTTTTTGTTCATTGTTTGTTATTGTAAGTTATTTTCTATTACTAAAATAATATTTATTTTGTCAAATATCTTTTGTTGCTCATATAAACTTCCATCTCCCATATAAAATAGTAAAAGATGAGGCGCTTTAAAGGTACTAATATATTTTTGTCTTTGTGCCTCGTGGTTTTCCTTTGCTTTGATTTGATATGGAGTATTCATATAGTTATAAGATATAGGTTTTATCTGTCCACCTAAAACTAATTCTCCACTATAGTATGCTTCAAAGTCAGTAAAGTATTGTTCATCTAATTCGTAGGTTGCTTTAATGAAATCTAATTGTGGAAACTCATCCTGCAATCTACTTATTATATTTAATTCTCTTACAAAACCATTATAAGTCTGTCCTATTACTCTATGAAATATATAATCCTTAATATCTTCTCTACTTAAATCAGGTAAAAGTTTAATTAATTCATTATAAACTTCATTTAATTTATCTGCTCTTTTTTTAGTTAAATAATAATTCTCCCAACCCATTTGACTAAATATATCAGCATTTGAATAATAGTCATCTATCAGCTTCATACACTTACCAACAGAACTTGAAGT